TGTTACAGTTGTGGTACCACTTTTGTAGGTGAAAGTACCCCCTGTGTGATCTGATTCAAATACTATATCGCCAACGTTATTAATTGTGTTGTATTTGACTTTGATGCCTAACACTGTGTCAGTTGTGGCACTGTCGGATGTGGCAAATTCAAAAACCTTTGCGCCGCTGAATGTGGAGTTTGGGTAAGTTGTTGCGTCATCAAACGATACGTGACTGTCGTCAAACATTCCAAAAAGTGGTTGTTGGTTTACATCTGTCTTCTGCTGTGACTCTTTCCATTCCTTATCTGTGGTGTCATAGTAGAAAGTTTTTCCTTGATTTTTTGTTCCAAACTCTATGAATATGCTGTCATTGACTCCTGGTACACCGTCCGCTTCTTCTGTCAGTGAGATCACTTTCGAACTGTCGCCTGCGTTTGCAAAACTTACTTTGTATATCTTTCCCTTTACAGTGGGATCAGTGTCCGCGGCAAAAATTACCCGCATACCTTCTGCAAGTGTCAATCCATCTATAATGTATCCTGTCTGTAAGACAACGTCACTAAATGCATCTGTAGTCACTGTATCGTAAAGTGTTACAGATTTCTTAGCAACTGTGCCGTGATTGTATAAAGCTAGGCCAGAATCGAATTCAATAATTGGTCTCTTTGCCCTTGCTGTTTCATCCAAGGTTGGTGTGAAACCACCAATCCTTGCTGTTTCCTCGATAATAGATTTGTGGAACCACCTGTTGTATCTTGACCAGGCGTTCTGATCAAGTGAATCTCTTTTTATTGTAATGTAGTCCAACGTTTCTGGCGTGTAGTATGCCTTTGCATATGGTCTGGAGTCATAACCAACTGAATCATATTCAATGGTAGACTCAGTAGCGTAACTGCCGGGTGTTATTAGATCTTCTACATCGGTCAGTGTTATAGCCTCGCCAACACCTTCAACATAGTATTCTTTGTTTTGGTATGCTGTAGGTACTTTGCTATTAGTAAATTTAACCTTCATTCCATTCGAAAGATCAAAAGTTCTAAGGCTGTAATTTTTTGTTCCTATTATATCTTTTTCAGGATCGATTTGTGCTGTGGTAGTTATATCTCTAATCTGTAGTATTCCATACATCGCGTCATGATTTCCGCACTGGTAATATAAAGTGTCTGGTGCACCTGTTGTCGGCACTGTGAATGTAACAGTGCCGTAGTCTGTTCCATTATTAGTGACTCCTGTGCTGAACAATGTTGACGTTGAACCGTCCTCTGCAACTTGACTTTTGTATGGTTCCGTCATTATGTAGAAAGGATGGCCTTTAGACTTGACAGTGAACTTGTATGTGTTACCCCTGTAAAGTTTTAAAATAGGATTGTTTTCATTTGGCCTGTGCGTAAAATTGTATGCACCTTTGGCAACGTTTTCAACTTCATACTCGATCACTGCAGATGGGCCAATCGAATCTATCTCAACAGATCCTGGGCCTTCTGGTATCCAGTAGTACTCTCTGTAATTTACTAATTTGTCATAATCTATAGCCGGATTCCAACTATACACAGTCTCTTTGTTCAACCTGTCGTGGTTGTCAACATTTCCGCCTAGGTACTTTATCTGATTGATATAGTCATCATACGTACCTGTGAACTTAACTTGGTCTTCAGGGTTAATAGATGTTGTGTCCTTGTCGGTGTATGTAACGGCTGGCTCTAACTGATATGCCATCCTGTCTCTGCTTGTGGCCATTAGGTACCTGTCAGTGACCGATCTGGTGTATGCGTCCTGTCTTCCTATAAAGCCATCAAGTCTCTCCAGTGAACCTTTTTGAACTAAAGGATCTAAAGTACTGGCAAGGAAACGTTGATTGCTGTCAGTTCGATAAAAAGCAGGTAGATGCTGAACAGTTCTTCTGTATTCGTTGTCGCCTTGTTTGACAACTTCGTTGTTAGTTAAAGAATTAGTTGTGTTGTCTGCCATTAGTATCCTGATCCACTACTGCCGGAACTTGATGTTGAACCGGAACCTGTTGTAGTAGAGCCTGACACTGCTGATCCTGTTGTAGTATTTGTTGTGGCAGTTGATGTAGATGTGACCACAGTGCCTGACGCCGCCAATTGGTTGGCTCCAAGTGCTGTAATAATTGACACATCATCAACGGTGGCCCCACTGATGAAAATTTCGTCCGCCGCTGAGTTCAGTTGGAATAAGGACCCAAAACCCTGTCCTGACTGGTTTGGCACAATTACTGCCGTCAATAAATCCGGTGCAAGTTCATTGTGTATGTAAGCGGCTAATTCTGTAAAATAAAAAGTGTCTCCAAAATCCCAGTTGTCGAGTGCAAAGAATTCATTTATCGCGGCAATCACTCTAGTCTTGATCACTGCATCTGACACATTTGTTTTAGGATTTTTGACAACTTTGAACGTTGCTTGTAGTTCTTCATTTGCTGTCGAACCAAATAAAACTTTGTACTTTACAGGATGATAAACTATCTGGTCTGAAAGTGATTTCAGAGGATTTAATGCACCTGCGTAACTTATTCTTAATTGGTCTGAAGTTGATGTCTCTGGTGCTGTTCCACCATCCTGTAGATATATCCTAAATAAATTGTCATAGGTTCGCTCCAGCATGTAAACATCAACTATGTTTGAAACACTAGGGTCAATACGTGTTTCCTGACCAGCATGATGTTTGTATTGGAAACTTAATGAGCTTCTACCCTTCCTTGCTATGTAATCTGTAGTTGTAGAAAGTGTATTTGTTGTGCTGTCGTATTTTTTAATAACGTCCTCATCTGATGCATAGAAATAAAACAACTGATTGTTTGAATATGTTGAGCTAGACAGTGTTATGTCTGCCTCATTTTCCGATACAACAAAATTTGTTGCCGCATATGGTTTAAATCTTTCTATGTTGTCATATGATATGTACTTTTCAAAAAATACAAATTTAGTTGCCTCTGATACAGTTGGTTCTACTATGATGTCAAAAATTTCTGGATTGTCTACGACTCCATCATCATCGTCGTCATAGAATCCAACTTTTACTTTCCTGTTGTCTTGGAAACCATCTGATTCTGTCACTGTGTCTACAACCTGCCAAGATACTGGATATCCAATGCTGTTACCTGTCGACACTATACTGTTGGTTTTTAGAACCTTGACTGTGTCTTTTACACTTTTACCTGTTTTGTAATCATATATTTTTTCTTCAATATCATAATGGAATTTGTTCTGTGATTCTGATTCAAAAATGTAATCTAGTTTTCTGTATTGAACTGTGTAAGTATTGCCATCGTTAGTGAATTTGAACCACCAACTAGCATCTGCATTGGTTCCTGCTGTGCTTCCTGTGTTACTTAAACTGAATACAGCACTTGCGGAAAGATTAGTTGATGTTATTACTTTCCATGTTTCTGTGTCTATGTCATATCTCAGACCGAATTCTTCATATGCTTCTATCCTGTCTATGATGTCAGTTTCTAGTGTGCTTGAGAATGATGTTGTTAGGTTAGGAATGACTGCATTAATAACCGAACCGTCTGGGACAATGTTGTTGAGTGTAATTGGTCCTACGCCTGATTCTAAATTTCCTTTTCCGCCATTGGCACCATCTAAAACTACTGCACCTATTTTGGCCCATAATCTGTCTTCTGCGTCGTCTGTGCCTGCAGTTACTAAGGTGTTGTTTAAGAATTCCCTAGTGTCTGGTGATGTGAACTTAACCAATGCCCCGGGTTTTGCATATTTTAAATTTGATGTTGCTGAATCACCTACAACCAAGGCACCTCCTGATGTAAAGTATCCAGTATTAGTGTTTGTAGATGTTGTAGTTGAATTCCAAGTTGCAGTCAAAGTGCTGACATCTTTTGTCGCATATTTTAGATAGTAGAACTGTCTTGCGTATGCGTTCTTTAATTTTGTTTCAACAGAATTGTCGATGGTAGACTGTATGTTAGCTCTGTTGTTGAATGTGAAAGTGAACTGTTGCGTAGATTCTTCCCTGTAAAGTATTCCGTCCTCTGCGAAAGCACTTACATTTGAGTATGCACCTGTTGGGTCAAGTATCTCTTTTGCTCTTGATATACCTGAAGCTGATCTGTTTACGGATCTTACTTTCACTATCTCCTGAGATGATGAAAGTGGCACCACTTGATAGTCTTCAGCAGTGATCATCCTGTTCTGTGAATAATAAACCTGTGAAGCTTTTTCTTTTATTGAGTCGTTGCTCTCTGATGCCGCCGCATTGTATACTGATGCTTTAAGACCTATCGTCATTGACAATGACTGCTGTGCACCGTTGGCATCAGAATATGGCACTGTCAATTGTACATTTTGCATGTCTGATGATTGTATTCCGTATTTGGCGTTGTCACTTACTCTAACGTAAGTTCTGAAACTTCCTAATGGTATGTTTGAAAAGTTCCCATCTCCAAATACTAAATCTATTGCATCATCATTTTTTGTCACTACATTGTACGTGTTTCTATCTGACTTTGATAGAGAATTGTAAATTGCATTGTTGCCTGATAGTGCAGGAACTTTTGACCATTTCTCTGATATCTGGCCAAACTGATCTAATTTGTATAACCAAACATCACTATCGTTGATGTTGGTAACGTTTAATGATTTAATATAATTTGTTACTGATGCATTCACTGTGAAGTCAGATTGCTGTATACTTCCTTGTTTGAAAAGGAAAAAGAATCCTGTGTTGTTCGAGCTGTCACCGGAACCATCAGTTCTGTATGTGTATGTAAGTCCTGATCCTTGCACTGGATCTGATTCATAAATGCTGTCAGAACCCGTAATAGTGCTTGGTACGATTTCGAACTGTCTTGAAATACCACCAACGGATTTTTGAAATTTAAAAATAGGGAGGTCTAATTGATTAGAACTTAAGGTGTAAACCTCTGTATCTATTCCACCAATTTTTCCAGACTCTCTGGGATTTCCAAATAGTTGTCCAGTTTGGTTTGCGGCATTTAATATGGCGGTAAATTGTTCTCTGTAATTGGCATTGGCAGAGTCATTCCATATGATTGTGCTGTTTGCCAAATTGGTTCCTGTACTGTCTAGCACGTCCTGTGTTGTAGATATTGAATCAATTTTTAAAAGTCCTGTTGCAGGTTTATTTCTCTTTGCGTTGTAGTTGATTAATCTTGCTAATCTAAGGATCGAGTTTCTTCTCTCCGCAGTTTCAAGAAAATTTTCTCTGGCATTTAAGTCTACCCTAAATGATAGTGCTTGGGAAATGTATGCTATTAAATCTATTAATGCAACATACTCCGAACTTTCTACAAAATCATTGAAATCATCTGGATAGTTCTCTTTAAGATAGGCTACCATTGTCCTTCGTAGTGTTTCAAAATCGTATGATTTAAAATCAGCCTGTTGAAAAGCCTGGTAGATCTTTCTCCAATCTTCCGCTACAAGTAATCTGTTCTGTCTATCTGTTGTGGCCATTGTATATACAACGGTATTTATATGTTAGGAAATGTGCGTATATTAAGATAGACGCAATAGGGAGTTTTCGTCGAAATTAAAACGCAGTTTCTCTGTGATATTCAGTGGAACATACGTGATAGTTGCCTGTATGGCTATGCCTTTGTCCGCTTCTGTTACCAAAATTTCTTGAGTGCTGATTCTTGGATCTGCGTTTAGATTTGCAGTAATGTCCTCAACAATGGCATCTTTTAGGTCGTCTGTGAACGGTTCAAATATTGCATCATATATGATAGTACCAAATTCTGGGTTTTCGACTCTCTCACCCTTACGTACACTCAGCCTGTTGATCATATCCTGCTTTGCAACTTCAAAGTCGTACAGCTTGAAGTTCTGTTTATCCGCACGTGAACTGAAACCTTTGAAGGTAACACTTTTGTTAGATAAGCCTCCTGCTCCTGTACCTGATCCTGAATCTCCGTATGCCATATACTCTATTTACTCTATGCTCTATCGTCTTTGTCCCTACCAAGTGTTGGTCTATCAAATGGTTCATGTGTAGGGAAAACGTCTTTGCTTTTTTTGGTCTTGTAATCAACCACTGTTGTTTCTGTCTTCTTGGTATTTTTTCTTCCACGTATGAAAGGTTGCACTGCAATAGTGTCGTCGTTTTTCACAGTGATTATACCCACTTGTCCGGCTTCAGGCACTAACCAGCTAGGTCCCCAGCCTTTTCTTGCACTCTGTGAATTCAAGTGCACCTGTGATCCGGCGAGGTCTATGTTTCCGCCTGCACCGTGTAACTGTGGCCCATCAGTAAACGATTTGATATTGCTCTTTCCATAAGACATTAAAGTTCCTTGAGAAGAATTACGTATCGCTTTTTTGGCCATTGAATGCAAGTTTTCTCCAGCATTTAAATTTACATCTTTTTCCGCAGTGAAATTTATTTTCTTTTTTGCATGGAAGTTAATGTTCTCATCTGCGTGTAGGTTGAAATCTCCCTCGGTTCTTAAACTTACACCCCTGTTTGAGTACATGATTATTCGTCCTGCCCTATCCATTTCTATCCACGACTTTCCTGTGCCATTTGCAATATACACTGAACCTTCCGTGTCATGCAACAACACTTGATGTCCACCCGCTGTCCTGATTCTTGTAAGTTGATTGTCTCCACCTACTTCACCGTCGTCCATTACGAAACTGTGTCCGATATTCCTGTCCGTCCTAACCGCAGAGTTGTTTAATCCTATGTTTAGCAGACGAGAGTCTTCACGTATGTTGCCCGGGGTGTTAATTCCAAACACTCTGCTGGGCGATTCTCTCCTTGCTGATGATGATGTTGTTCCTCTTATGTCATCTTGAATTAGTCCTTCTGATTCCAATTGATCTGCAAGTAGGTCATTTATTGGCGTTCTCCAACTGTCTACGTTGGATAAACTTTCTCCAGATTTGTAAATTCTTTGATTCTTTTCACCTGAGGGTAAGAAATTTGTGCCGTAATTTTTCTGTCCGGATATCGCCAGCTCTCTAGAAGTAGAACCAGATTGTATAGTATTTCCTGTTGATCCATTTGCAGGGACCTGTTGGTTGACTAATGGTTTCTGTACACAACCTATCCAGAATGCAGTGTTGTTAGATTGCTCACCCTTGGCAAATATTACAAGCACGTCTGTGTCGATGTCAGGTGGAACTGCCCACATTCCATAACTGCTCTGTGACTCCTTGTAGTCGGCCTCGTCTTTCTTTGACACTGCCTCTATGCTTTTGGCACCATAGAAAGGTGAAAGATACTGGCACCAGATTATCTGCTCTGGGCCTGGACTAGTTGTCAATGTAATAGCAGGTATGTTTACACCAAGCCTACCCATTTTCAGTGGATCTCGTGTTACCTTAACTGTCCCTATGTATGGACCTGGATCATTGTCAACGTACTTCTCGTTGAAATTCTTCTGGTTGTCCTGTGTGTCTGTGAATCCTCTTGAATCGTTGTATGACATACTCTATTTTATCCTATTTTTATATCCCGTCCACATTACCATCAGCATCGTCGAGCCTTTCATTGTTTATATACTCTTCGGTTATTTTATCGTAAACTTTCTTTTTGGCATCGGCTATGTTGACATCTTTTTGAATTTTGGCAAGTTCAGAAACGGAAGAGTTCACTAAATCAACTGGCAATCCTTTGCCCTGCTGGTTGTTGAACCTGCTACAGTGCAGAGTCTGTAAGAACTGTCCATTGTCAAACCTACTATCAATTTTGTTGACCTGATAAAGGCCATTAAAGAACAAATTTTCGTCTCTAAATTTTTTGCCTTTTTGGCCGTTGAACAGCACACCTTCTTGCTCGTCTATGTCGTCTGGTAATCTGTACCTAACATTGATTATGGGTTGAAACTGATCTGCGTTGAAACCAGCAGATTCTGTGTCGTATATTTCATTTTTGCTACCAAAGTCTGTGCCGTTTAATGGACCTAAAGGCACATACATGTCTTGACAGATGTATGTTGGGTCACCTAAAATTTCTAACTCTATCCTCATCATATCAACCTCAGGATTCGTCAGATAATCATAGAACTGCTGAGCCTTGTTGTCTTCTCCAGCGACAGAGGATAGCTTGTTCACTCCCTTAATTGTTGATGGGTATTGTCTCAACGGTAGCAATGGTTCCGGATCTCTTTCACGTCCAAAGACGTTCTTGAACGCTTCGCCTACATGTGTGAAAAGACCTTTCTCCACATAAGTTTTGTCGTCACCTCTCACGTTACGTAGGTAGTAGGCAGTTTTATAGTTGATTCTCAAACCTTGAACGTCTACATTGTCGCCGGTGTAGATAAAATTATATTCTTTGTGTACTTTGTTTCCCCAATCTACGTTTGCCACGCTGGTCCCGGGAGCAATAAATTTTAATATGTGTATGTTATATGGGATGGCCCTGTACTTTATAATCTTTGGTGACATCTTTGTGATTGGATCAATTTTTCCTGGATCGGGTGTTTCCACAGTGGTCTTGATCTTGAACCATTTAATGTATTGATTGTTCAATAGCAGAGTCTCAAAATCCTTGCTTCTTAAAATTGAGTTTACTTTTTTGGTGTCCTTAAGCTGTTCGTCGTTATAGTTTCCTGTGGACCTTAGATATGTTGTCCAGAAGCTCTGTGCTAATTCTTGATAACCTAGACTGCTTCTAATCGAATCTTCAAACCACTTTGTAACTGACACACCCTGGCTGGCGATTGTTGATGCTGTTTTGATATCTGCACCCATGCCTGTTCCTGCCTCAACATCCTGATCGTAAAACGTATCTTGATCATTTACTGTATTAGTGTTTGTCGAAGCAGTTTCATTTTTGTATGCTCCACCGTTTTCATATACTTCTCGGTCTACTTCAAATTTGTATACATCTGGATATTTTCTAACTTGCTCTTTAATTTCATCTTGCATCTGCTTTGCTAAAACTATCTCTGCATTTATGGCCCATTCGTAAACGTCTTTGCCTGATATTGGCATTCCTGTACGTGGATATTTGTATCTGTCGTCATATGCTAAATCTGTGTAGGGCACTGCCATGACTGTGTACTTTGCGCCACCCTCGTTGACATCAAAATCCACTCTGCTGATCAGTATGGGTATTTTTCGTGTGTGGCTTTTGTTTGTGCTGTGTTGTTTATATGGCCTTCCCTGCTCGTCCACGCCTTTGAATTCTATCGTCAACAAGATCGGAGCGTCCTGATAATCGAGGAAGCCGTTGATTGCTGTACAGGCCCTTACCTTCTCTACGAACGTTATACCGAAGGGCTCATGTACTTCAAATTCCATTTTTGTGAAATTTCCAAGATTACGTTCCGCATTAGGACCCACAGTGGATACCATGCTTACGTTTTCTATAAAGAGATCGTGTCCTCTGGTCAGGATATCTATGCTCTCCTGATATTGTTCGTAAAATTCGTTCCTTTCCTTTATTTTGTCCATCGTAGGAATATCAGTCTGTTCAAAAATATTAAAATCTCTTGTTGTTACCTTTCCATCTGATTCGCCGATACCACCTGTCCTCGCAATTATATCATGCACAGGGTTTGTTAAAAATTTTCTTGTTTGTAATTCCCGCTCCGTTATACCACTCAAGGTGAATATGGTGTTGTAGGTCGCGTACTGATGAAGCACGTTTGGTTTAAGAAATGGCTTTTGAACTTCCTTCGAC